ATGGAAGGAGACTTTGATACTGGTAACGTTAGATACAAAGCTAGAGAAAGATACGCTTTTGGCGCTTCTGACTTTAGAGGTATCTATGGCGTTGAAGGTGCGTAAGCAATAATCATTTTTGTGGCGGGACATAGTTCCGCCACATTTACAAAATAGAAAGATAAAACCATGAAACAATTCACAATTAAAATCTGGGCATATAGTCATTACGCAAAATTTAATGTTTCTGCGAAAGATAATGCTATTTCTCTTGAACAATCTATCCTTGACAAATTGGGAGAAAAGAGTATAAATTGGGAATATCTCGGAAACTCATATGACGACCGAGTAAACAGAATAACCTATGAGGAGGTTGTTGATGATACAAGACCTATACAAACAAAAAAGGTCCTTGGAGTTGAAGTGGGAACAGGAGCATCTAGATAATAATAGATATACTCTTGAAATGGTCAGAATCGATGACAAAGTTAAACAAGTCATTACTGACATTAAGCTTGAAGAAGCTAAAATTGCCCACAGGCAAAATAGCGTTGAAGGCGCTGCTCCACAAGTTTCTGTAGCTACTTAAGTAACAAAGCTACATCGCTGAAATCGCACTTTCTTATAAGGCTCTCTTGCACTCTACTAAAAACTAATATATAAATAACCCACTATACATAAAACAATTTTAGATGTAGACGCGTATAGTCGACAACCCCTAGGGACTACATTTATTATATTCTAGGAGGAATATTAACATGGCAAATACTACATTTAGCGGACCGGTAAGATCAGAAGCAGGTTTTCAAGTCGCTACAAAAAACAATACAACAGGTGCTTTTACAACTAGATACAGTTCAGCTTTACCAGATTACACTGGTTTAACTGCTGCAGCTTTAGCAACAGGAGCAGCTATTACTTTAGTCAACAATCAAATTAACACTGTTAACTACACAGGTGCTGCCGTAGCTGGTGTAACTTTACCAGCAGCAACAGCAGGTGATGTTTGTGTTTATGTACAATCAGTAGATACAACAGGTGGTGTTAACGCATTAACTCTTAACGCAGCTGGAACAGATGTTTGGGCTACAGGTTCTGTAATAGAATCAAGAGCAGGTGGAGCAGTAACTCACGATATATCAACAGCAGGTGAAACTGCATTGGTTTTCACACCAGCAAACGCAGCTACAAATCTTTTAACTACTGGTGGAACAATTGCTTTTATTTGTTACACAACAGGTACTTGGAATATTGCATATAAACTAGGTGGAGCAGCTGATGCTACAACTGGTGCATTTGCATTTGGAGCATAATAATTAATTTAGTGTGGGCTCCGGCCCACACAAATTTAAGGAGATTTAAATATGTCAATAACATCAAAAGTTAGACAATCGGTAGTTCTTACAGCTGATGGCCAAGTACAGAAATTAATTTCTGGTTCAGCAGCTAATATTGGAAGCGCAAATATTTTATCTGTATTTGCACAGTGTACGGCAGCTGATGGTGAAATTAAACTTTATAATGAAGTAGGCGCTGCTAAAACAGCAGGCAAATTAATATTTCATGGTAAGTTTGGTACAGCAGCTAATCAAGTAGAGCAATTTAAAATACCAGCATCTGGTATATATGCTTCTGACGGAATATATGCAGATCTAACTAACGTAGATTTTTTTTATATAATCGGAACTTTTTAGGGGTAGCCAATGGCTAATACTACTTCACAGTCCTACAGTTTTGACCAGGACTTTTCAATTGATGAAATCATTGCAGATGCGTATGAACGTATTGGTTTAGTAGGCACAGCTGGTCATCAATTAAAAACTGCAAGAAGATCTTTAAATATATTATTTCAAGAATGGGGTAATAGAGGAATACATTTTTGGGAAGTAGGAAACACTAATATTAATTTAGTAGCAGGTTCAACAACTAACGTTGATGCTACAGCTGAAGGATCTGGTGTATATACTTTTTACAGAAATTCTACAGATGTACCTGGAGGTGGGGAACCACCACAAGCTACAACTGTTCCTGTTGCTAACGTTTATGGTATTTCAGATATTTTAAATGTTACATATAGACAAAATTATAATACAACAAATCAATCAGACACAGGTTTAACTAAAGTTGCAAGAGACGCTTATTCAGCAACAGCTAACAAAGCATCTAATGGAACTCCTTCACAATTTTGGGTACAAAGATTTATAGATAAAGTTACACTTACTATTTATCCTTTACCTAACGCAACTGCTGCATCAAACTTTTTAAATGTTTATTACGTAAAAAGAATTCAAGATGCAGGAGCTTATACTAACTCAGGTGATGCACCTTTTAGATTTGTACCATGTATGATTTCAGGATTATCTTATTACTTATCTATGAAGTTTGCACCACAAAGAACACAGGAGATGAAGTTGTTGTACGAGGATGAACTTGCTAGAGCATTATCTGAAGATGGTTCTGCAGCTAGCACATTTATTACTCCGAAGACATACTATCCAAATATATAATGGCTAGATTTGCAAAAGGTAGTAGAGCATTAGCGATCTCTGATAGATCAGGTGCAGCTTTTCCATATAGAGAAATGGTAAAAGAATGGACCGGAGCTTTAGTACATGTTTCAGAATTTGAACCTAAACAACCACAACTAGAACCACATCCAGTAGGAGCTGATCCACAAGGATTAAAAAATGCAAGACCTGCAAGAGTTGAGTTTCCAGTACAAGATATTTTACCTAACAATCCATTTACCACAACAGGTGGCTCTCAAACTTTAAGTGTATCTTATCCTTCTAATCAAATTAACGAAGGAACATCTTATGTTAGATTCCAATCTGTTAAAGAAATAGTGGGAGGTGTTGCAATTGCAACTTTAGAATTAGAAACAACTTTAAATGGTGCAATTAATGATACAGTCAACACTTTAACTTTAACTAGTTCTGCAGCATTTCCAAACGCTGGTTTTATTGTAATAGAAAAAGTGGATCAAGATGCAACTAGTGCAACTTTTGGAAAATACATAAATGAAACAATTCAATATACAGGTAACAATACAGGTACAGGAGTTTTATCTGGATTAACAAGAGGCACAGCTTCTCCATTTAGAGGAATAACTCCACCTAATACTACAGCAACAACTCACGCAAACGGAGCAAAAGTTTTTGGATCATATCTAGCAACAGCAATTGCAACCACTGTAGAAGTTGGTCCTACATTACCAAACGGAACACAAGCAACAGAACAACAATTTAATTCTATAACAGTGCCTCTAGTATCTAATGCTGGAAGCACAGCAACAGGAGGCGGTTTTCAGTGTACAATTGGACCCGTTAATGATAGAGGTTAATTATGGCTGGATATACTTACGCAAATTTAACAACAGATATTAGAAACTATACAGAAGTAGATGCTAATGTATTTACTGCTGCTGTTATAAATAGATTTTTAGAAAATGCAGAACATAGAATTAATTTAGATATTCCAATGGATTCAGATAGAGTTCGAGCAGAAGCACAATTTGCTACAGATTTTAATAGTGTTACAGTTCCAACTAAAGCTTTATTTATAAGAGGTGTTCAAGTATTTGATTCAACAACAGCTACTACAGGTGAGGGAGTATGGTTAGAAAGACGTGATCAAACTTTCATATCTGAATATGTAGGAGAGTTAACAGGCACTGAGGGGGGTACTGCAGCTCAAGATACAACAGGACTTCCCAAATACTATTCTATGTATGGGGGTGCCACAACCGGTACTAATACAGCTACTTCAGGAGCGATATATGTAGCACCTACACCAGATAAAAATTACAAATATATTATTTATTATAACGCTCAACCAACTGGTTTAGAGACTAATACGGGTGGAACTTATGTAAGTAATTACTTTCCACAAGGGTTATTATATGCTTGTTTAGTAGAAGCATTTATGTTTTTAAAAGGTCCAACAGACATGTTGACACTATATGAAAATAGATATAAAACAGAACTACAAAAGTTTGCAGCGATGCAAGTTGGAAGAAGAAGACGAGACGATTACACGGATGGAACAATAAGAATACCAATCGAGTCACCGCCTCAGTAATTAGGAGATTTTTTATGGCAATAACATCAGCAGTATG